AAAAAAAGTAATTTAACTTAATCTTAAATACCTATATTGTGAAGTATGAAGAACGATATAGATTATGTGATTACTGAATTAAGTGTAGATTTAACAACTGATAATAATAATATTGGTAGAGCATCATTTATATTTATAGATCAAACTCCCCACTTTCCTAAAGTACACAAAATGTTAAATCAGATTGACGAAAGACCTGATGCTTATGTTAATACTTATAGCATAAGCACCATTGAAATTGATGAGACAACAGATTTACGTGGTCTTGAATTTACTAAGCACTAAGCAATAGATAAAAATAAAATACCATTGCTAAACCTACAACTATATAAGCAATAGTCTTAGCTATAATACTTCCCCAATTAATTTTATCTTCCTTAAACTTTTGGTAGTGACCATTATTGTCTAAGTATAGTTTTGTCATTTACTCTCCTTTGCAACAAACGACAGTTCTCTCTTTAATTCACTCTGTAATAAAGATATTTCTGTCATTTTATTTTGATATGAAGTTTTGGCTTGATGATATTTTACATCATAATCAACTAGCGTTTTCTTCATATTGATATAATCAGGGTCTAAAAGAATATCTGCTTTTAGTTGTTCCTGAGTTTTCTTCTCGGCACTCTGTTTGTATTGTTTGTAGAGTCTAGCGTGAAGTTCTTTTACCTCTGTTTCAGTTTCAAGATATAGTTTATATAAAGTGTTTTCGGCAGTAGATAATTCTCTAAGTTCTTTCATTAAAGTTCTACTATCTACTTTTAAATAATCTTCGTTCATATTCTCCTATCCAAAGTCATATAAGTCTTTGATAAGTTCTGCATCATCAGCGACCTTATCTCTTAACTTTTTATTTTCTTCTTCTAAACGATTTAACCTTGTTCTTAATTGACCATTGATCGTCTTATGACTTTTATCTATCATTTGGAGACGTTCAATAGTGTTTGATTGTTGTTCAAGATGCTCTTTTAACATTTTATTGTTTTTTGTGAGCATCTTAACTTCCATTTCTAAGTCTGCTATTTTTACTTCCAAGTCTAATTCTCCTCTAAATTTTCTTTCCATAGATTAAAATGGAATTTCATCATCAAGGTCAGACAACTCAGCAGTTGTAGCATGGTCGGGTGCTGGTGGTTGTGCTTGTGTCATGGGTTGTTGAGTATATCTAGGAACAGACTCTCCTATCGGTTTCATTCCGTCAATGGTTCTAGGCTTATAAGGTTTAATCATAACTAAACAAAATATCTGTTCTTGGTCGCTATCAGAATATTTAGACGGGTTATTAGCTGTCTGTTCTTTTGACATATATTTTAACTCATAACCAGCTTTATGATATTTTTGAACCTCAGGTGTATTAAACCAATCATTAACTTGTGATAAGCTATATTTTCTTTTTGTTAAGCTACAAATAAATTTCTGCTTACTTGCTACTGCACTATATTCATAACTTGGTGACTTTTTTCCTGTCGGGTAAAGCTTTAAGCTTAAACCACAAAAAGGCATATCGTATTTATTTTTATTATACATTATCGTTTCCTTTTAGTTTGCGTTTGTTTTAGTTTTCTCATTTGCTCATTAAAAAGCAGTTCTGATTTATGACAATGCAATAAACCAAGAAAAGCTTTCATATGATCTTTTTTGTAAAGTATTTGCCTAGCTTCAAAAGGTTCGTTTGTTTTAGGCAATCTTACTATATACATCTTATTAATTTTCTTACCTGTTTGTTCTTCGTAAGCTAATTTATAACCATGTAATTGATGAACCATATTTAAGAATAAACCTTTAGATGTTTTTACATCTATAAGCCATAAATTCTTATCTTTATCTGTTGCTATTAAATCTAAAGTTCCACAAAATCCTCTAGGAGAATAAAGTATCTTTTCAGACTCAACTACTTTCAAATTATGCTTCTTCCAAAACTTTTGAAACTGCATAAAGCAATTAGCAACTATTGGGTCTTCAGGTTTAGTTACTGGTTCTCCTTTAAGCCATTTCTCTACTAGCTTATGTACGATAGAACCAATACTTAAAATATTATCGTTTTTCTTTTTTGCGGTAGCTTTAGCGTTAATGATTATTTTATCTATCTTATCTAATGGAATACCCTGTTTTTCCATTTCAAATTTAATAGCATTAACTTGACTATTTACTTTCCAAGCTTCTAAAGCTGGACTTGCTAATTTACCTAATAGCGTACTCATACCAACTACATATTCGTTATTATGAATATAAACGTGCTTATCTTCGTCAAAAGTAATTGTATGGCCATTTTCTAATTTAACTGTTTTAGTCATTTGCTCTCCCGTTTAGATATATTTTTTTGTTAAGACTATCAAGTGGTCTAAAGAAGTAAGACCAATCGGTGTTAGTAGCTTCACAGAATATTTTAAGCTTTGATAGTGGTATAGCATTTTGTGATTTTTCATATTTCTGTATTTGTTGAAACGTCACTTTACACATTTTTGCTATTTTAGTTTGAGTATATCCTAACTCAATTCTTCTTTGTCTTAATCTAATCCCTATATATTCATAGAACTTAGACTCTTGTTCTTTTTGACTAGCACCATTCATAGTAGCTAGACAAGCCCGTAATCTTTGTTTGATTACGCTTATGTTTCTTACTTGACTATCGGTTATCATTTTTTCTCCTTTTATAAAAACTCCACTCTTGCTTTTTTTCTTCTGACAACAAATCAAATCTTTGTTGCCAACACTTCCTACAATACATTCCCTGATTTAGTGGAGTCATACCAAACCAAGCTAATTTATTGTGGTCTTTCATACACCCATTGCACATCATGGCAATAGATTGAGGTTTAGGTCTTATAGAATTAATTATTGGCATATTTGTGTTTTTTGTTAAGTTTTTCTAAACGACCTAATTGTCTAAATACTTTTTTTTCTTCATTATCAATATCAAAATTATAGACATTAAGATCAAAGTTTAATCGTGTGCTTTCGTGTTCCCATTTTTCTTTTAAATATAAATACTTATACTTTTTAATTAACGACACTATGCCCCCTATTGTTCATACAGTTTCTATAAATTTTTGGATATTTATATTCTAGTTTATCAGATAACCATAATGTACTTGCTCTCCACCATACATTATAAACGGCTTTACCTGTTTCAACTAAAGTGTTTGTGTTATCTTTTGCCAAAGTTTTACAATGTTGTAAATCGTTAGTTATTTCTTTTGCTTTTGTTTCATTAAAAGTTCCGCTTCGACCAGCAGTATCTACTATCGGCTTATAAGTGGCACACCCTTGAAGTAGAGTCAAAGATAGCACTATAACAATCATCATTTTCATTTCATTTCTCCCTATTTACTTAACTTGTTTTCATCATATTTATTCGCTGTCTATGCAACTGGTTCATATATATGTCGAGTTGAGTAGGTTCTATCTTCCTATTCTTCTCCTGATGTACCTTTATTGCTTTGACTAACGACTTGAAAGTTTTTACTTCTTTCAATTTTTTTTCCGTCATTTTTGCCCTTTACATTAACTTGATGCTTTTGCTTCAAGTATTCTTCAACGTGAGTTCCATATAAATTCACGTTAGAATCTTCTTTACCTATATCAAAAATAAAAGTTTCTTTGGTATTAAAAACTCTACCAAACTTTTTAGATAATTCTTTTGATACTGATGAACCTTTAGGTATTTTCATTATGCTCTCTCCTCTTGCATTACTTTTAAGTATTTATCAACTGACCATTGGTCTAGTCTTACATCATCTTCTTCTCTTTTCTTTTGAACATTATAGTTCCATTCATAAGCTTCAATACCATAACCATTTTTATTTCCATAACCATTGTCTTGAATGTCTGAACTGTAATGGTCTGAATATTCTATAATGTTTTTATTTATCAACGAACCTAAAACACCTTTTAAAGTATCAAAAGACCAACCTAATTTTATATGATGTTTTGTTCCAATTACACCATCAGGACATAGAGTAATATCAGCACCTATAATGGCACATTCACTACTATCTGCATCTTTAAGTATAAGTTCAAAAAGTGCTTTTTCTTTATCAGTTAGTTTTATCATTATGCTCTCTCCTCT